TTTCTTGCCACGCCTGACGGGTTGAGTCTTGACCATGGCATGATCGCGGAAATCAAGACAATGGGCAAGTCGTTGGAGAAACCGCCGCTTGACCACGTTAGGCAAATGCAGTGGCAACTCATGGTCACGGGTGCAGAGAAGTGTCTTTATGCGTGGCAGTTGCGCGTGGAGGTGCCGGGCGGTTTTGCGCCTGGCTGGTTAGAACCACGCTCGATATGGATTGAGCGTGATGAAAAAATGATTGCCGATTTGGTCACGGTGGCTGAACGGCTGATTCAGGAGGGAAACAATGGCATTTCATAACAACGGCAAAAAGTATTTTCATGCCGTTCGTTGCTACAAAGGTGAAGAGCACATGATTCAAACCGACGGTATGTGGTTTGGTTTAGACGAAAAAGTATGCACTAAGCACAGGCATCTTGCGACAGTACTTAGGTCGAACATGACGTTGCATGACGCTCAAGAATATGACAAATATATCAAGGGACATATCGTTGGCTAATTTTAATTTGGAGAACTACGAGACAGTCGAGCAACGTCACGCGCGAGCACTTGAGGCTCACCCGGATTTGAGGTGCGTGATTATCAATCACACTACGGAAAATGACCGCGCACAGGCGATGTGGGTTGTCGAGGCACGCGTCTATATGGATGCATGGGATCAAGAGCGCGACCTGCCCAAGGCAACCGAATGGGCGTTCGAGGTCGATGGCGTGGGCATGAGTCAAAAGCAGGCTGCCCTTGAGACATGCGCGACTTCGGCCCTCGGTAGAGCACTTCGTTGGGCGTTTGCTGGCTCGAAAGGCCCATCGCGTGAGGAAATGTCAAAGGTCGCACGAGCTAAAGAAGTCGCGGTGCCTGCTGACCTTGCTGACCAGTTGAGCGTAGTGCCTGACGTTGACGCGTTGCAGAGGCTTTATGAGCAGGGGCTTGCAGCCGGTTGGATGAATGACAGTGCCAGAAACCTCTTCACGGCGCGTAAATCTGAACTAAAGGGCACGTGATGCAAACATTGATGCATGACCGCGGAGGAATTGCAGAAGGTGCTCGAATCGTTGTCGAAGGTTGGCGGCGTGTACGAGTATGTTCGGCAAGCGGTGGAGGTCATGAATGAATCCCGAGTTGATCCGCGACCAGATAACGGATTACCTCCGGCAACTTCGGAAGGCACCTGACGCGCATTATCAGGCGGAGTTGAAGAAGGAGCAGGCGCAACTCGATTTCCAGAAGGCGTTTGATGTTGCGTTTTTGCTGTGTGAGGGCAACATTGAGGAGCGTAAGGCGACGGCCCGTCAGTCGGCGGCGGAGGCTCAACAGGCTCTCGCGTTGGCGGAGGCGGAGTTCAACCGTATCAAGTTGAAGACGCGCCAGCTTGAGCAGTCGGTGATGGCTTCTCAGAGTTTGCTTCGTTCTATTCAGGCTGAGGGCGCATAGTAGTCTTGCAGGGTGAAACCTGAACCGTGGATGGATGATGCACTATGCGCGGAGGTCACACCCGATATTTTCTTTCCTGAAACGGGCAACGCGTTTACACGGCAGGCGAAGGTGATTTGTGCGGAGTGTCCGGTGCGTGAGATTTGTCTTGAGTATTCGTTTGAGCATGATATTTGGTTTGGGATTTGGGGCAGTTTGACCCCGGCGGAACGGCGACGGGCGAAACGTGCTCGATAAGAAGCTATTAGCCGCGCTTCGCGCTCGTGACGGCGACGTGTGCGCCTGGTCTGGCATCGAAACGGATACGCTGGTGCCTCATCATCGGGCGAACCGTGGTGCAGGCGGGTTCAAGGGCGCGGATCGTCTATCTAATCTAATTCTCGTGGATAGTGTCGTGAATGGTCGTTTTGAGAATGACCTGCAAACTCGCGCAAAACTTCTCGGATTCAAAATATCGCGATATTCCGATTCGGAAGCAATATCGCTTTTTCATAAAGTGCATGGTTGGGTTTTGCTCAAAGATGATGGAAGCATGGTGATTCTCGGTGAATGAGCTTGCACGGATTGCGGCGAAACAACTCCAGCGGAAACTTGACCTGCCGGGGTTTGACGTTGCCATTCAGCTCGGTTCCGGGTGGGGCGTGGACTTGACTCAGGTTGCGGAGTCTTTTGGCTCAGTGCATCAATCGCGCATCACCGGGTTTGACCGTGAGGGCGTGCAAGGCCACGGGGCGGAGTTTCACGCGCTGGTGACGGATTCGGGCACGGCAGTTCTCATTCTCGGTTCGAGGGTGCACTTGTATCAAGGTGCAACACCTGATGAGGTGGCGCATGGCGTACGCACGGCGCATGAGGCTGGTTGTCATTCTGTGGTGCTCACGAACGCTGCCGGTGCAGTGAATCCGAATTATGACGTAGGTGACATAATCGGCATTTCGGATCACTTGAACCTTACGGGCACGTCACCGGCACGAGGCTTCGTCGACATGGCTGACGCGTACTTGCCAACGTGGGAGTTTGCCTACGACGTAACCTATTCCGAAGCCGTCTATGCACAGTTTCGAGGGCCACAGTTTGAGACTCCAGCTGAAGTTCGCATGGCACGGGTTCTCGGTGCCGACCTGGTAGGGATGTCTACAGCTTTGGAGACTATTGCCGCGCGTGAATGTGGCATGGATGTTCTCGGGTTGTCACTGGTGACGAATTACGCTTGTGGGGTCTCTGACGCACCTATTCGGCATGATGACGTGTTGGCGGTCGCTTCGGGCGTTAGAACCCGACTTGAGGGCGTTTTACGCGATGTTTTGGACAAGCTATAGTTACGGCGTGTCTTTTGCGTGGTATGCCGTAGAGTGTGACCAACAAGTAAACAAAGCGAAACCCGGCGAGTGGACTCTCATACACTCAAGCCGGGCTTCTAATCCGACTAGATAGGAGCCGAATCTATGGATGAGTCTATCCAAAACTGTGACCGCAAACCGCTTATTGCGTTGTGGTTTCTACACAAGACAACCGAGCAAATCGGAACTTGTCTGCCCGACGAGCGTGACGGCATGATCCGTCTACAAGCGCACTATTTGGCGATGTGCCGAAAGTACGGCGTAAGCACCCAGCAGGTGGCTGACTCGTTGGAAATAACCAACGTTCACGCGGCGGAACTCATGAGCTACGCGAAGGAAATCCGCTGATGGCGTGGTTCAAAGTTGACGATGGTTTCTACACGTCACACAAGGTTCTGAGTATTCCGCGCGAAAATCGACTAGCAGCCGTAGGCGCATGGATTATGGTTGGCACCTGGTCGGCAGACAAGATGACTGATGGCAAAGTTCCTATGTATGTCTTGCGCGATTTTGGCGTTGAGTTTGAAACCATGATGCGCCTCATTGAAGCTGGTCTATGGATCAGCGAAGAAGATGATGATTTTATTACGTTCCACGATTGGTGCGAATACCAGCCTTCAAGGGAACAACTTGAATCACGACGGGCGGCGATATCTGAGGCTCGCACCAACGCTGGCATAAAGTCTGGCGAATCAAGACGAAACAAATCCGAACAAACCACGAACAAAACTGAACAAACCACGAACCCCGAACCCGAACCCGAACCTTTTACAAGCTCTTGTTCATCTGACGATGAACCTGAACCCTCAAAATCGCCATATACGAACGAGTTTGAGGAGTTTTGGAGCGCATACCCTCGAAAGCAAGCCAAAGGGAAAGCCTTTACAGCGTTTCAAAGACTCAAAAAGACGAAAGCCTATCCGGGACTCGATGTGCTCATATCGGCTGCCAACCGTTATGCCTACGACACAAGGCTAGAACCTCAATATCAAAAGTTTTGCGAGGGTTGGCTGAACGCTCACCGATGGCTTGACGAACCGTTGTTGAAACCTGTGAGCAACGATCCGCCGAAGAAGCAATTCGGAGTGGTGATTGATGACGTTTGACACTGAGAAGGCACTCGTGGGCGCGTGTCTCGGCAAACCTGGCATCGCTGACCTAGTTACCGTGACCGGCGCAGATTTCGCTAACCCACAGTTGGGCGACATATTCGACACAATCCGCACCATGACCGAAACAGGCCGAACGGCTGACTTTATTACCGTCACGGCGGCACTTCCACAGCACTTGCAACTCATTGCCAGTCTGAACGAATATGCGTTCGGATCCTACGCGGTGGAGGAGTATGGCGAACTCGTGGCTGAATCCGCGTTGCGTCGTCGGTTGAAGTCTGCCGGACTAGGGTTGGCAAACCTTGAGGATGCGCTCACACCGTCGGAGCTGGTGGAACGCGCACGGTCTCTCGTTGATGACGCGGTTGGGCTATCATCGAGCCGAGTGCGATTTATTCGTGACATTCTACCGAGCCTTGAGGCGAAACTTGACGCGCAAGAAATGTTTATCCCGTCGCCATGGTTTGGGTTGAATCAGGCTATTGGCGGTTTTCGTCCTGGTGCCGTGTATGTCGTGGCGGCGCGACCCGGTGTTGGTAAGACCGTGGTGGCAGCGCAAATCGCATCGAGTCTCGCGCAATATGGCAACGTGTCGTTCTCATCGCTTGAAATGACTGAAACGGAGTTGGTCTCGCGCATTGTCGCTGAACGTCTTGATATCCGCGTCGGCCACCTGAACGACGCGAAACTGTCCCCCGTGGAGAAACAGGTGCTGACGGATCGGCGCGAGGTTGTCGCTGGGCTTCGTATCGCCGTGGATGACCGTTCGGGCGTGAACCCGTCGGATATTCGGCAGTTCGTGCGTACGGTATCACGTCACGGCAAACTTGCTGGAGTAGTGGTGGACTACCTGCAACTTCTCACGAGCAAGTCGAAGATGGAACGGCACAATCAGGTGGCAGAGTTTTCGCGCCAGCTCAAGATTCTGGCAAACGATTTTCGGGTGCCAGTTATCGCCTTATCGCAACTGAACCGAAACGTCGAGGGCAGGGCTGATGCTACGCCGCGACTTTCGGACTTGCGCGAGTCGGGCGCGATTGAGCAAGATGCTGACGTGGTGATTTTGCTACGGCGTGAGGGCGTGTTTCCGTATGAAGAACTAATTATGGATGTGGCGAAGAATCGTCACGGTGAGACAGGGGAAATTAGGTTGAATTGGGATGGGCGTTACAGTCGGGCGGTGAACCCATGACGTTCGATGAACTCATCAGAAGAATTAACCCGGTAAAACTTGAGGCGGAACGGTTCACCTTGCAGCCGGATCAGGCACAAGCCATGCTGACCGAACGTGCAATAGTTCGCCAGCAAGCACCTAGACGGCAAGGCAAAACGCCAGCGGAACCTAAACCTAAGGTCAAACGTCACCGTGTCGTACTACACTTAACTGAGGCGCAAGAACGCGCCTTTGCAAACTACGTGGAAGGGATGAAATGACACCAGAACAGGCGGCGCGATATCTTGAAGATGTTGTCAATCCGCGAATCACACAGTTGGGCGACATCGTAAACGTGACCGCGCGTTACATGAGAAACGAAATGTCTGCCGAACTTGCAATGCATGAAATCGAACTAATCCTAGAAATGAGAAACAAATAATGGCTGAAGTAATCGTGACCGCGTTCGTTCAAGAGTGGAAGCGCGACAGCAACGAGCCGAACCCTGATTGGGGTATGAAGGTGACGGAGAACCACCAGAAGAAAGACGGCGACAAGTGGGTGACCGTCGGGCGCACATACTTCACGGTTAAAGCCGGGTGGGATGTAAAAATAGATTTTCGCACGTTCAAGTCGGGTGATCGCGTGAAGATTACCGGCAAGCAGGTCACTGAGACGCGCGAGAGCAACGGAAAAACCTATTACACGCTCACCATTAAGGCCGACAGTGTGGAATTGGTGCAGTCGGGCAACTCGCAAGCCAGCGCACAACGCGCGTTCGCATCAGGTGACGAGCCGTTCTAATGGGCATCCTTGACGGGTTCGAGCCGGTAGTGCCGATACGTAGTTGCAAGACGCGCAACGTGCTGGAGTCGTTGGCAAAAGATGACCGCAAGATTCTTGAGGCGGCGTTAGCCGATCGTGAGAAGTGGTCAAATTATGTCTTATCAAAAGCTTTGGCTGACCGTGGCATCATTATCAAGGGCGACACGTTGGGAATTCATCGGCGCGGAGAGTGCTCGTGCTTGAGAACCTAGAACCGGCGCAACGGGTCACGTCGCCGCAAGACTTTCGCCCTGGCATCACCTTTGATGGTGCTACGGGTACGGCGACAACACCCGGTTATGTTGGTGAGCCTGACAACTTTGACGAGTTCTTGCTTGATGCTGGCATGAACCCGGCAGAGATTGAGGTGATCCCACCCGTGCGAACGTCGCGGTGGCAGCGTTATGACAACGAATGGCTGACGAGCTACAGGTTCACGTTTAGGCGTAAAACGTCGGGCATTGACTTGCCGTTGCTTATGGCGGAGGGGAAACGCAAAAGCAAACCCACACCGCTGGCGAAACCTGAACCGCGTTGCCTTGTCGTGATGTGGAGCGATTTGCAGGTGGGAAAAGTTGACTATCGGGGAAACTCACAGTCACTCATCGAGCGCGTGGAGCTGATGCAGGCGCGACTCGTAGAGCAGGTAAAACGCGAGAAGCCTGAACGGATTGTTTTCGCTGACTTGGGTGACACGGTGGAGAATTTTAGCAACGCCGCACCGATGCACCAGCTACAGAGTAATGACCTGTCAATTATGGAACAGGTTGACCTTGCGACCACGTTTGCATGGCAGACGCTCAAACTCTTGAGCAAGTACGTGCCTAACATCACGTATGCAAGTGTTGGCTCGAATCATTGTCAGTGGCGAATCGGGCGCGAAGCCGTCGGCAAACCCACAGACGATTGGGGCGTGTTCATCGGGCGACAACTCGCAAGGCTCGCGCAAGAATCCGACATACCCATAAAGTTCATCGAGCCACAACCGCACGACGAATCCCTAGCCTTAGACGTGTTCGGTGACGGGTTTCACATTCTCGGGATAGTGCACGGGCATCAAGCAAAACGACCCGACATGGTAGGGACATGGTGGCGGCAACAAGCGTTCGGGGCGCAACCCGTATCAGCCGCAAACATTCTCATACACGGCCACTGGCATCACCTCAGAATCACTGAGTTGGGATCAACACCACGAGGCACGTCACGATTCCTCATCATGGCACCAACAATGGACAACGGCTCAGGCTGGTGGCGACGCATCGCCGGTGAGGACTCCGTGCCCGGCCTCGCAACCTTCATGCTCGAACAAGGCGTGAACTTCACAGGTACCGTTTACAAACACTAGGAGGAGAAATGAGCAAGGCACCACTACCCGAACCGAAGCCGTGGATTCGCACGAGTAGCGAAATCATGGAACAAGCGCAAGCCATGATGACCCCACCATCAGACCCACAACCCGAACTACTAGAGGATGACCCCGAATGAAGTTCCCAAAACCATGCATCACTTGCGGAATACTCACACCCAATCAGTATTGCCCTGAACATCAAGCAGCCATCAACCAGGC